AGCGGTAGGAGTATTTTTCCGCCATAAGTAGCAAACTGCCACAAGCAAAGCAAGAGAGTTCATCTCAGCAGTTCCAAAAATTCCTGAGGGTTGTAGTCCACTCAAGACAAAGATATCCTTGAGTAGTGATACAGTAGGAAACAAAGAATCCGACAAGATTCCGGTCAACATCCCCAGTGCATACTCATTGTATCCGAATTCTGCCGCTATATTATATATTATTTTATTTGCAGCCTCACGGATCCAGTACGGCAGAGCCAAGTCGAAATTCTTGATATCACCATCAACAGGACTAAAATTGTCCGCAAACATCTTATTGGCTACATCACCGGCTTCGGAATGCATATTGATACCTATGCCTGTACAAAATACATCAGCATGTTCACTCATAAGAGAAAGGATAGGAGCCATAAGCATCCTGGCGGCAACGAGATAATGTGTGGGCGATCCGTAAAACACACGAGTCTTACCAACAGCCACTTTATCTGCGGCTCTCGGCTCATCCTTAAGAGAAGCTTGAAATATGGGACTACTCATCTCATGCCGCTCGTAAGTTTCAAATATCTCTTCAATAGCCCGTTTCAACTCAGGCACAGGCAGCCTAGTGACCCAGTCCGTACGCTTTTCATCCTCTAACAGATAATCTGATTTGGGACCCGGCCAGCCATGGCCACCGGCTGTAGATATATTCACTCTCCTTATGAATGGATCGTCTGCAACTCCGTTGATCGCCACTTCACATGATAAAGGGGATAATTTGACCACCCCATTACCTTTCAAACCGCATATCAAACGCGACGTGAGTTCTTCTATCACCAAGTCCAGCACTTTGTAATCAGGACCCGGGGTATCTCTATCCATAGCCCGACACGTGACATTCCACGGTGATATGTACTCAGAATCCCGAATTACTGGTTTCATCAAGGGCTTTACAAACCTCTTGTCTGGTATGAAATTGAGATGATTGAAAAACAATTCGAGCAACTCGTTCTCAGGCAACAATCTCTGCAAGCGTGACTTGTTGTTGATAAGTACACATCCAGGTTCCTTGCCATAGTAAACTGGCTTGTCCATATTCTCAAACCGGAAAATAGATTTTGGTGATGGTTCTTCAAGTTCCATTAACAAGCCTTCGGAATAAACGTCGATGTGATTCTTTGATGGCGAAAACTTGAGCATACCAGAGAAAATATGTTGGGCGTAGCCAAAACCTCCATCACCACCGGAGTGTATTCCAATTATAGAACAGCCCCTACCGTGCTTGACAATAAGAGGCCACCCGCATTTACCCACTCCATTAGAAGATGGATATGACCACAAGCCTTTGTGGACATAATACTTGTTCGGATCAGCTAAGTCACGAATGTTAATATCTTGATCTAAATACCTTGCGGTAACGTTATCAAAACAAAACATACCATCGACTGCACAATCAAATTTCGCGTCGCTCTCATAAAAATGAGGAGTTATATCTCGAAACGTCACCCCACCAATTTGAAAAATGACTAAATCGGGTGAGATGTTCGTTGCAGTGCCAGGAATAGGTTTTGCACGTACGTGGATTTCGGACTCAACCCAATCACAGGTCTTTGACAAAAGAAGTTCGCATTCATAGATACGTTCATCGCCTACAAGATGTCTATTGGCTAGCACCCATCCACCTCGGAGACCAAGAATCTTGGCCGTTTGCTCGTAATTCTCAAAAGAATACCTACAGCCGCGTACATTGCGGGCAACAAGGTTCGACAATTCTTTGAGAGACAAGGTATTTTTTGCCGTTGGGATAGTCTGCTGAACATTCCA